CGGGACAGTCGGTGATGTATCTTCCGCTTCTACCCGGCGTGGTGCTGACGCCTTACATGACAGTCACGACTGATCTGGGAACGACTTATACGGTCAATGCGGTGGAGGTTTCCGGATTTGGTGTCCGGTGCACTATGTCGCTTCAGCAGGTCTGAGGGAGGACAGGAATGACAGATGCCTCCAGGGTCGGGCTGGCGCTGGCCTATAACTGTGTGCAGGTCCTTTATCCGGATGGTCTTTCGGGAGCTTCGGTGACGGGACGGCAGGTGGTGCTGCGGCGGGGGTGGCTGTTGCCGAGCGATCTTTTCGCGGCGCAGAACATCCGTAACAACATCGATTTTGTCACGGTCACCATGGCGCCCCGGAAGATGCCGGAATGGGCGGAACCTCTGGGGCGGCCCTGGCGTGTGCAGCAGAAAGTCGAGCCTACGGTCGGTGTTGTGGTTACGGATGGGACGGTTGAGATCGTCTTTTCCGGAACATCCACGCCTACGGGTGTGGTGGCGGTCTGGCTGGATGATATGCCGCGTGGGGGCGCTCCTTCCGCAGCTTATGCGGTGACGGCGCAGGATACGCCCGCGACGGTTGCCGCGGCTCTGGCGGTTGCGCTGACGGGGGGGATGGCGAATGGTGCGATTGTCAGTGTGCCGGGTCGGGTCCTGAATGCTCATGCCGGTGGATATGGGCAGTCAGTTCGGGTGACGCGGCGGCAGGCGCAGCTTTATCGGGTTTCGATCTGGACTGCGGATGCGACGGCGCGAGAAATCTTGGCGTCCGTTCTGGATACGGCGCTGGCGGAGCAGAGCTGGATCAGTACTTTGGATGGGCGGGAGGCTCAGCTTCGGTTCCAGAGCGTGGAAGATGTCGACACGATGCAGAACGAGGCGTTGTATCGGCGGGATTATTTCTATGAGCTGGTTTTTGACACCCTTCAGGTGCAGTGGGCGTCCGAAATGCTGTGTGGCATCGGGGATCTGTCCGGAGAGGATGGGGTTGCAGCGTCTTTTGGTGTTCTGGCTCCTGGCGCCGCGAACCAGACGGTGACGGCGGCTCTGGATGCCATGCAGGCTGTGGTTGCGGCTCAGGCTGCCAGAACCGCTTATCCAGGGCTGGGGGTTGATCAGTTCGGGACAGTGGTCGCCGCTGCCTGAGGCAGAAGTTGAGTCAAGGGGCTGAAATTTTATCAGGAAAGCGGGCTGCTTCTACAGGAGGCGCCCGCTTTCTGCATTTTGGAGAGCGATCCGGGGATGTCTCTGGTCTATCAGGCGGGAACGTTGAATACCACGGCACTGACCGTGCCAAATCTTTATGTGCAGATTGCCCAGCCGCAGACGTTGGCCCTCGCGGGAGCATCGTCGTCGCAACTGGGTGTTGTGGGAACTGCGGGTTGGGGCCCTGTAGGGATGCCACTGCCGATCGGAGGTATGAGCGATTATGTCTCGGCGTTCGGTGCCAAACAGAACAAAACGACGGATGCGGGTCTGGCCGTTAATATTGCAGTGATGCAGGGGGCTTCGGCTTTCGTTGTTGTCCGTGTGACGGATGGGACGGACGTGGCGGCTTCCGGCACGCTGGATGGGGTGACGGTTCAGGCTGCCTGCACCGGCAGCGCTGGCAACGGGATCGTGGCTGCGGTGACGGCGACGGGTTCTGGCTATGCGCTGGCTGTCACGCATGCGGAGCTTGGGGCCGCGACGTATGCGGGGGCGGACTGGTCTACCATTGCCGCGGCTGTGACGCAGGATCTGGGTGCGCTGGTGAAGGTCGTCCTGCCGAAGACGGTGCCGGCTGTGGCTGCTGCTAGTGTGACGCTTGCTGGGGGTACGGATGGTGGTGTGCCGACGACGGCGCAGTTCCTGGGGCAGGACAGCACGGTGCGGAATGGCATGTATGCGCTGCGCGGGCAGGGTTGTGCGGTGGCGTTGCTGCATGGTGTGACGGATAGCACGTCCTATACGGCGCAGGCGGCTTTTGGGACGTCCGAAGGGGTCTATATGATCGCTGTCGGTCCGGCCTCCGATACGGTGACGAATGCGATTGCGGTTAAGGCTGCGAGTGGTCTGGATGCGCCTTCGGTCAAGCTTATGTTTGGTGACTGGCTGTGGTGGAATGATGACAGCAATGGTATGATGCTGGTTAGTCCGCAGGCTTTTGTGGGTGGCCGGTTGGTAGCCCTTTCGCCGGAGCAGTCCAGCCTGAACAAGGCGTTGTCGGGGATTGTGGGGAGCCAGAAGGCCGGGCTGACGGGGAGCAGCGCGACCTATTCCACGGCTGAACTGTCCGTGCTGTTCACGGCCGGAATTGACGTGATCTGCAATCCAGCGCCGGGTGGGACGTACTGGGCGGTGCGGTGTGGGCATAATTCGTCCAGCAAAAGCACCATGAATGGTGACAATTACACACGCTTGACGAACTACATTGCGTCTTCTCTTGCCGGTGGCATGGGCGGTTATGTTGGTGAGGTGATCAACGACACGCTGTTCAGTGATATCCGGTCGACGCTTCTGGGCTTTCTGTCGTCGCTGCTGTCGCAGGGTATTCTGGGTGTTCAGAATGGTGAGCTGCCGTACAGCGTGGTCTGTGATTCGAGTAACAATCCGCAGTCCCGAACGGCGCTGGGCTATGTGCAGGCGGATGTGGCGGTTCGCTCCCAGGGCATCAACGAGAAATTCATCGTCAATCTGCAGGGCGGCGCGTCGGTTACTGTGTCTTCTGCGTCGGGGAGTGTTGGCTAAATGGCAAATCCATACAGCATTGGCCGGGATTGCCGGATTACCGTTTTGTGGAATGGTCAACGGGTTGATTTGAGGGATGTCACGTCCTTCAGTGCAGCTCAGGAAACGCAGGCCCTGCGTGCTAATCCGCTGAACGGGGTGCCGCTGGAGTTCAATGTTCCGAATGGCTGGCGGGGTGCGTTCCAGATTGCCCGTGCCAGTGCGGCACTGGATAATCTGGTGGCTGCTGTTGAGGCTGCTTACTGGAATGCCGGTACGGTCGGGAGCGGGACGATCTATCAGTACGTGACCGAACCGGATGGATCGACCAGTACCTGGGAATTCAGCAATGTCTCCATGCAGCTGAAGAGTGATCCCTGGCAGGCGGATCACATGATCCATCAGACGGTTCAGTTCTTTGCTTCTACGAGGACGAAGATTTCGTGAGTGATTTTCCGCAAGAAATTGTGTTGGCTGATAATCGGCGCCTGACGCTGCGTGAGATCGATCCGGCGGATATGTTGGACCTGATCGAGGCGGCGGGCAGTGCGATTAATGGCGCATCGGCAGCCGCCTGGCTTGGTTATGCGGAAATGATTTGTTCGGTGACGGCAATTGATGGCGTTCCGGTTCAGATGCCGCAGAGCAAGGACGAGATCCGTGATCTGGCGCGTCGGGTCGGGAAGGTCGGGATTGCCGCGCTGACGCCGTTGTTCGAGCGTGATGCGGATGAAGGCCTGCGGGACGTCGCAAAAAACTGAGTCGGCACTCCGGGTTTCAGGAGATGCTGTATCTGCTGGATCACGGGGTGCCGTGGGACGTATTGCGGGGGTGGTCGAGCGCGCGGCGTCTGGCCGCGTGTGTCATTACCGCAGAGCGGGAAGGGCACTGTTTTGACTGGGACATGATGGGTTATCGGGGAGAGATATGATGCGAGAGGACATCTGGCGGTCTCTTCTCTCGGCCGGGACTTTTTTTGTCTCTTCTTCCAGAGGGCTGGCGTGGACGCATCGGTCGTTTCCGGTTGCAGCTGTGCCTCGGTTGAAAAAACCGGTTGGGATTGTGCCATCTCCCATCAGGAAGCTTGTGGTGTCTGAGAGTACGGTACGGGGTGGCGGCTTTCAAAGAAAAGAGGGCATCCAGGAAATTGCACCTGTTCGAAAATCGGATGCAGTATTTCGTTCGGTGTTGTTTCCTGTGCGGAAAAAAGAGCGGGTGGTGCGGATCCTGCGACCAGATCTTCCGCTGTTGAAGCCTTTTTCCGAGGGTGCAGAAACAGCGGGAATACGTGTGGGTGTGCATAAATTTATTTCTTTTAAAAAACGATTTTGGCGACTGGATGTAAAATTGGGGCGGACTGTGGAAGCGCGGAAACGGGCTTCTGCTGATGTCGGACGAGTGACGATATCCCTCGGTCGGAGGGGAATCATCGAACGCATATCTCCTGTGGGTCGTAGCAGGCTTGGTACGGCGGGGATGTCTCCTGTTGTTCGCTGGACAGCAGTACGGGCGGATGAAAGTTCAATCTGTATTCCGCCAGTTTCGAGGCAGACTGTGCACGCGTCATCATCTAAAAGAGCCGGACGGGGACATGATGCGCTTCCAGCCTTTCCGGCGCTCCGGAATTATCACGACAGAAACACTGTGAGTGGTGATGCGGATCACGAGATGCGCTGCGATGATTTTTCGTTCGGTAATCGCAAGTCCCGTCTGGCGGCGCGACGTTCTGGCGGTGGCGTGGATGAAATCATGCAGCCTCAGTATCCGGGCCGAAGTATTGGATTTTTCTGACAGAGGAGATGTTCCCCGATGGGTATTGGTTTTTCCGATATCGAAAATGCCATTGGTGCCGTAGGACGGCTGGGATCATCATCTCCTGTCATACTGGGAAATCTGGTTCTGACGGGAATTGAAGTTCCCGATACGCTGCAGGTTGGCGGCCGGCAGATGCTGGTTGTGCATCGTCTTCCGGGGGGCAGGCGTGTTGTTGATGCGCTGGGTAACGATCCGGGGCGTCTGGAGCTGAAGGGGCGTTTTCTTGGTCCGGATGCGCAGATGCGGGCGCAGGCCGTTGAACGCATACGGATGGCAGGCCAGCAGGTCGCCTTTTCAGCGGCGGGTCTTTCTGTTCAGGTCTGGATCGCTCAGTTCTATTATGTCTATCAGGCAAAAGGTGCCGTCTGTTCCTATACGCTGGTTCTTGAGCGACCACAGGAAACAACGGCCGTACAGACTTCCCGTACCTTGTCCGGAATTCTGGGAGATGATGTCGGAAGCGCTCTCGACAGTTTTTCCAGCGTGGTTTCGGATGTTTCCGAAGGGGTTTTTACGGCTGTGGGACAGGTGTCTTCGGTTGTCGGACAGGTCATGCCGCTTGCGACGCTGGTGGGTGCTGGGGGGGTTGCTTCGAAGGTGACGGATGCTCTGGGGACGGTCAACGGCGTGGCGCAGAGTGGTATGAATCTCGCTACCGTGCCTTCTGCGCTGACCTCTGTTGCCGGAGGGCTGGAAAATGCGGGAAGTGGATTGCAATCCATTCTGACCGGAGCCGGGCAGAATGTTGAAGCCATTCAGCCGGTCAACAGTTTTTCACTGAACGTTTTGGGGCAGAACGCGGCGCTGCTGAGCGCTGCGGCCGATGCGGGCAGTCTGGTGAATCGTTCTGCGGCGAATGTTGCTGTGGCGCAGGGGCAATCGACGTCTCTGCCGTCCGTTATCGCGTGAGGACATGATGCAGGATATTATTGTCAGTGCTGCGGATATTTCCCTGTTTCATGTGGCCGCGCGGGAACTTGGGAATGCTTCTCAATGGTGGAGGATTGCGCAGGTCAACGGAATGACGGATCCGGATCTGGGATGGATTTCTGAAACTGTTATGCTCAAGGTGCCGGCGGTCGAGAGCGATTTGATATCGGGCTTGCCTGACGGAGTGTCGGAATGAGTGTCAGAAAACTGGAAGTCCAGGTTTTTTTTTGATGGGCAGGTTGATCCGGTTCTGGCGCTTCTGCAGTTCGAGATTGATGCGAACCGGTATGAAGCCTGTGATGTCGCATCACTTCGTTTTGCCGTCAGGGGGCAGGCGCAGCAGGTTTTGTGGTTTGAAACGGAGCAGCCCGCTCGGAAATGGGTAATCCTTCAGATGCGCGATGCGCAGGGTGTTTCGTCTTCGTGGATTACGCTGTTTGAGGGGCAGATCGACCATATTGAATATGCGGCCGAGCATGCCGTTCTGGAAATGGAATGCCGGGATGCGTTGGCGGCGTTGATGGATCTGCGGATTCAGGATGCGTGGCTCAACCATACCCAGCAGGAATTGCTCGAAATCATGGCGCAGGCCGCAGGTTTGGATGCGGTGATTGCGCTCCCCTCTGATCAGGCGCCGCTTATGGCGGGTCAGTTCTGGCAGATCGAGCATAAGCGCGGTGCTCTCATGGGGCAGCATCGTTTTCAGACGGCCGCGGATCTTGCGTTCACCATTGCCCGGGATTCCTTTTGCGATCTTTACGCAAGTGGAGCATCTCTTGTTTGCCAGCCACTGGGCTCCTCTTCCGATGCGGGTGTGCAGGTGACAGACGTGCGGAACGCTGTTCTTGAAACCAGTGTTGCGCGGGATCTACAGCTTCTGTCTGGTGTGGTTGTGCACATGGCGTCGTGGGATTCCCGTCAGAGAAGTATGACGCAGATTTATTATGATAGCGTTTCATTTTCTCAGGATGCCCCGTCGGAAAATGCCAGTATCCATACCTTTCGTGTGCCAGGTCGTCGGCTGGACGAGTTGCAAAGGCTGGCGCGTGGTAAGCATGCACGTATTGTTGCGCATGCGTTGTCTGTGCGGATCAGGATTCCAGGTGTGCCGGGTATTGCGCCAAGAAATTATATGACTGTCGTAACGGGAAGTGGAGAAAAGACCCTGGGGATTGATCAGGTGATCTCCCGGTTTTCCGTGGAGCAGGGATTTGTTCAGCAGGTTGTTCTGAGGGATCGCGGAGGTGGGACATGAGTGATGCCCGTTTTGATGCGGCGGCCCTTCAAGGGAGGACGGCGCATACGATGTTTGGAATCGTCTCAGCTGTCGACCCCGTTAATCATGCCGTAAAGGTCCGGATCCAGCCTGAAAACGTGGAAACTGGCTGGCTTCCGGATGCTGGTGGGGTGCATGCGGGAGATCTGCGGATTGCGTGTCCGTCTTCTCTCGGCACGCATGTTGTTCTTCAGCCTGTTGAGGGAGATGGAGAGCATCTTGTTGTGACGGGATGTGTGTTTGACACGGTGGTGATGGCGCCTGTGTCTCCTCTGACGGGAGACGTCGCGCAGCCTGGCGACCTTCTGGTCAAAGGAGGGTGTGGTTATCCGCCGCTTTCCTCGTCAGGTGCTTCCGGGGCGACGTCTTCGAAGGCTGGCTGGTTGCATGTCGGACCTGTTGGTGTGGCAGTTGGTGCGGGAAATGCACGGATTGTTCTGAAGGATGGGGAAATAAGTTTTTCTGTTGGTGGGACAAACATGACCCTGACATCTGCCGGGTTGACGGTTTCGGGGGGGGATGTGCGGACGAATCAGCATTCGCTGAATGAGCATGTCCATCTTCTGGGAAGTCAGAGGACGGAAGGACCGCTTGGATGATCGCTCTTTCACATATTTTCGGGAACGATCTGGTGCTGACCTCCGGTACGCTGCAGACGGTCTCTGGCACGGAGTTGACGAGACAGAGTCTGTTGAGGCGTTTGCTGACTGTTCCCGGGAATTATATCTGGCAGCTGGATTATGGGGTGGGGCTGCCACTCATGGTCGGTCAGATCATTACACCGGAAGCGATGGAATCTGTCATCCGGGCGCAGGTTCAGGCAGATGCCGGGGTGGATTCATCACAGGCTGTAACAGTGACTGTGACGGATGAGAGC